CAGGACATTATCCGGCTGCAGCAAGAGGGGTTCTATCGGGATATCGAGCTACCCGACCCCAGCCGTGAGCAGACGGAGATCCAGAAAGCCAAGGATAGGGAGACCGGGTTTACCGATCTCAATGACAAGCGCTATGTTGTGTATGAGGTGCACGTTGACCTAGACCTGCCGGGGTTCGAGGACAAGGATGCCGACGACGAAGAGACCGGTATTGCGTTGCCGTACGTGGTCACGTTCATCAAGGGGTCGAACGACGTTCTGGCCATCCGGCGTAACTGGCGGGAAGATGACGAGCTTCGGCTAAAGCGCCAGCACTTCGTTAAGTATGACTACATCCCCGGCTTTGGGGCGTACGGGTTTGGGCTGTTCCATCTGATCGGTGGGTTTGCCAAGTCGGCAACCAGCATCATGCGCCAGCTTGTGGACGCCGGGACTCTTTCCAATCTGCCGGGTGGGTTGAAGTCCCGTGGGCTGCGTATCAAGGGTGATGACACGCCGATTGCTCCGGGCGAGTGGCGCGATGTGGACATTGGCTCTGGGGCGCTGCGCGACAACATTCTGCCGCTGCCATATAAAGAGCCGTCAAACGTCCTGTACCAGTTGCTGTCCACGATTGTGGAGGAAGGGCGGCGGTTCGCAGCCACGGCTGACATGCAAGTTAGTGACATGTCGGCTCAGGCTCCAGTGGGGACCACGCTCGCTCTGTTGGAGCGCCAGCTCAAGGTAATGACGGCGGTGCAGGCGCGCCTGCACTATAGCTTCAAGCAGGAACTGCGGCTGTTGGCGGGGCTTATTAGGGATTACACCGAGCCAGAATACGATTACGAGCCAGAAGATGGGCCGCGTAAAGCTAAGAAGGCGGACTACAACCACGTAGAGATCATCCCTGTTAGCGATCCAAATGCGGCCACAATGAGCCAGCGTGTGGTTCAGTACCAAGCCGTTATGCAGATGGCGCAGCAAGCGCCCGATATTTATGACATGCCACAGCTTCATAGGCGCATGTTGGATGTGTTGGGTATTAAGCATGCTGACAAACTGGTGCCGTTGCCAGAAGACATGAAGCCTCGTGATCCGGTTACGGAGAACATGAACATGTTGAAGATGGAGCCGGTTAAAGCGTTCCTGCACCAAGACCACAAGTCGCATATTCAGGTGCACATGTCGATGACCAAAGACCCCTCTATTATGGAGTTGGTTGGGCAAAGTCCGAATGCGCCAAAGATGCAAGCCGCTTTAGCAGCGCATATTGCAGAACACATTGGGTTTGCATACCGGGAGCAGATCGAGCAGCAGATGGGTGCGGCGTTGCCAAAATACGACAGTGACCTTCCAGAGGAAGCCGAATATGCGCTGTCTAGTTTAATGGCGCAAGCGGCCAATCAGGTCTTGCAAAAGAACCAAGGCGAGGCTGCACAGCAGCAATCGCAGCAGCAACAGCAAGATCCGCTTATTCAGATGCAGCAGCAAGAGTTGCAGTTGAAGCAACAAGAGTTGCAGATGCGCCAGCAAGAGTCTCAAGCCCGGTTGCAGATGGAGTCGCAGAAGGCGCAGCTTGATGCGCAGTTAAAACAGCAAGATATGCAGCTAAAGATGCAGCAAGCACAAGCGCAGGCTCAGGCGGCGCAGGTCCAAGCACAAGCGCAGGTCGGCAAAAATGCTTTGGATCAGGCGCGCCTTGAGTTGGATAAAGCCAGACTTGAGTCAGACATGGAGTTGGCGGGCATGAAGATGGGCGCGCAGATTGAAGAGAGCAAAAACAAACAGTCTGCCCAGCACGAAATAGAAGGGCTGCGGATTGGGGCGGATATTGCCAAAAATAAAGCAGCTATGGCGCAACGCACACAAACTCCCAAAAAGGGAGATAAAGAATGATTGACGATTTTGCTCGCGTGATTAGGGAGAAGTTGCGCGAGGACATGAACAACTACACAGACGATATGGCTAATGGCGTTTGCCAGTCGTTTGAGCAGTACCAGAAACTCTGCGGGGTGATCCAAGGTCTAGCCCTCGCAGAGCGTTACGTTATTGACCTTGCTAAAAAAGTGGAAGACGCCGATGAATGAAGATTTAACCCAAGAACAACGCGCAAAGACTGTGCCGGACCCCACGGGATGGAAGATTTTGTGCGCTCTCCCAGAAGTAGACGATACGTTTGAAGGGACCACCATAGTTAAAGCCGATACTTTTATGCGGCAAGAAGAGCATGCCAGCACGGTGCTTTTTGTAATGAAGGTAGGGCCGGATGCGTATAAAGACACTGCCAAGTTCCCGTCTGGGCCTTGGTGCAAGGAAGGAGATTTTGTTCTTGTACGTACCTATTCCGGTACGCGCTTTAAGATTTTTGGCAAAGAGTTCCGTCTGCTCAACGATGATCAGATCGAGGCTATTGTCGATGATCCACGTGGCATTAGCCGCGCATAAGGAGTAATCATGGCTGACGAATTTAAGTTTCCAGACGAAACTGATAACGCCGTTCAGGTTAATTCGCCTGTAACGGACGAGATTGAAGTAGAGATTATTGACGATACTCCTTCGCAAGACAGGGGGCGAAAGCCGCTTGATCGAGATGTTGAAGATCCGTCCGATGAAGAGATTGAGTCTTATTCCGACAAGGTAAAAGTACGGATTAAGGAGCTGACGCATGCGCGGCATGATGAACGCCGGGCAAAGGAGGCCACTCTTCGGGAGAAACAAGAGCTTGAGCGGTTTGCTCAACAGCTTCTTGAAGAAAACAAAAGCCTTAAACAGTATGTAGATACTGGCACCGAGCAGTATGTGATTACTGCAAAGGCTGCGGCGGAAGCAGAACTTGAGAAAGTGCGTCGCCAATACAAGGATGCGCAGGAAGCTTTCGACACTGATGCTATTATTGCTGCGCAGGAAGCGTTGACTGAAGCAAAGCTGAAACTGGAATCTATTAAAAATTTCCGTCCAGCCCCTTTACAACAGCAAGAAACTCCTGTACAACAGCAAACATACGCACCACAGCCGGTGCAACCAGACGAAAAGACGCTGCGCTGGCAGGCTAAAAACCAGTGGTTTGGGGCAAACGGCTACGAGGAAGTTACCAGCTACGCACTAGGGCTGCATCAAAAGCTAGTCAATTCGGGTGTAAACCCGCAAAGCGACGAGTACTTTCAGACGATTGATACCCGTCTGCATAAGACTTTCCCAGACATGTTTGGGGGGTCTACCTCCAAGAAACCTGCTTCGGTTGTTGCGCCAGCGACACGTTCGTCTGGTAAAAAAGTAGTCCAGTTAACTAATACCCAGCTCGCGCTGGCTAGAAAGTTTGGGCTTACCCCGCAACAGTACGCTGCACAAGTTAGTAAATTGGAGAATGCAAATGGCTGAAAGTAATCGCACCCCCCGTGATTTGGCATCACGCGAAAAAACCGCCCGCGCTGTTTATGTACCGGCAAGTAATCTTCCAGACCCAACCCCTGAACCGGGGTACACGTTTAGGTGGGTTGCCACACATGTCCTTGGGCAAGAAGATCGGACCAATGTCTCGCGCAAATTTCGTGACGGTTGGGTTCCGGTCAAAGCAGTAGATCATCCTGAGCTTATGCTGGATGGTAATAAGGAAGGTAACGTAGAAGTTGGTGGCCTGATGCTTTGCAAAATGGCGGCTGAACGAGCGGATTCCATTTCGGATTACTACAACAACCAAGCTCAAAAACAAATGGAGTCTGTGGACAACAGCTTCATGCGTAACAATGATCCCCGTATGCCGTTGTTTGCAGACCGAAAGTCTACAGTCAGCCGTACAGGGTTTGGTAGTGGATCTAAATAACGGAGCTTTTAAATGGCTTATCCAGTTGTTGACGCGCCCTATGGGCTAAAGCCGATCAATTTGATCGGCGGTCAGGTCTTTGCGGGGTCCACCCGTGATTACCCGATCACTAATGGTTATTCTACGAACATCTTTTACGGTGATTATGTAGGATTGTCCCGTGGTGAAATCGTCCGTCTGTCTGTGTCTACGGGCACCGCAGGCAACCAAACCGGTATCTTTTTGGGATGCCGTTATACCAACCCCGTCACTAAACAGTTGACTTTCTCGCAATACTGGCCCGCATCAACTGCGGCTGGTGATGCAGTAGCTATTGTTGCTGACGATCCTGACCAAGTGTTCAAGGGTGTTGTTTGCTCTGCCACTACCGTTGTTGCTTCTGGCGCTCGCGCCATGATCGGCCAAAACTTGGCTATGATCAACAACACGGGTAGCACCGCAACCGGCAACTCCAAAAACGCTATCTTGGCTCCTAATGATACTCCCGCCACCACTTCGTCTTTGCCCGTTCGCGTGCTTGGCTTGGTGACTGACACGGCTGTTTCTCTGGGGACCGCAACCTACTCCAGCATTTCTACCGCTACTGTGACTTGTTCGGCTCTGCCGTTCGCGTTGCCAGTGGGTACTGATGTTGGCTCGATAGACTCGAACAACAATTATGTTTCTTCGGGTTCTTTTGTTGACACCGCCGCTTCTGCCGGTGCTACCTCGTTTGTTTTGAACCAAGCTCCTGTTGCTACTTTGAACTCAACTATTGTGTTCATGCAGTACCCGGAGATTCTGGTCAAGATTAACTTTGGTCAGCATCAGTATTATGCTGGCACCAGCATCGCCTAAGGAGTAACTTAAAATGGCAATTTCACGCGCCCAACTACTTAAGGAACTCCTGCCGGGGCTTAATGCTCTGTTTGGTTTGGAGTATGCCCGCTACGGCGAAGAGCACAAAGAGATCTACGATACCGAGAAATCGGAGCGTAG